GCGAAGAAGCTCATTTTGAATCCTCTGAGTAGTTAGGGGGCGGGAGCAGGAGCGCGCCCCCTTCCACTCTCCGTAACGATACTCTGTTACGAAACTTGACTACTTGCGAGTATCTCAGCAAACTTGTCTTGAGAAATCCCTAGGTTCTTAAGCGTCTCTCTTAACTGCTGAGTTTGTTTTTGTTTCTTGCTGTTTGCAAGTCTGTGTTGTCTTAGAACATCTGGGTCGATTTTTTGGCTTAACGGACCAAGTTTCAAACCCACATTGTTTGAATATTCCTGCAAAGTCTTACCTGTGTGAAAAATCTTATCTTTCATTTCCTGAATGAAATCCGCCGTAGTTTTGTTACTCTTGTGAGGACATTCTCCAAACTGTCCTTTAGCCCAGTTACAGTTGATACAGAGCAATTGATACTTATCTTTCGGCCAGCCTTCTCGTCTAGCATCAGAATAAATCTGTTCGTTGTTGTTAGACGTATACTGTGCTCTGTGTGCTGAGCCACCACCGTCTAAATGATCCAATGTTAGAAAATGTGGATTATCTTCCCCACAACACTGGCATTTCCAACCAAATACTTCAAGCATTTCAAGTTTGAGTTGCGCTCTGTATTTCCTGCCGTAACAAGCTTTGCAGACGTGTTTTCTGATACTTCCATCAGGATTTCTTTCAAACTTCTCAACTGATTTAGTTTCTTTGCAGTTCTCACAGTACTTGGTTTCCATTTTTGAAACCCTCCCAGAACAATGGTATCACCTATGGGGCATTTTGTCAAGGAGGGTTTTTTCGGGGCTAACCCCTTTGTTTTCAAGTACTTACGGCCCTTGAGTCCCCCATACCCCTTGCCAACGAGGACACCAGGCGGCCACTCTCATACGAGTCTTCTGCTTGATAGCATCAGTGTCGAAGTCATCATCAAACTCCGTTGTAGGAGCTTCACGATTGACCACTTGCAAGGCATGATCTGCTTTTTCTGCAACCAAGAACCAAGCAGACGGCGAGTTAAGCCAAGGAACTTCAAGATTCTTGTAATCCTCAGGCAACAGAGAATTGATCGTATTATCTCCTGTATAGGGCTTACCCGGAGAACCAAGAATCTCTCGAACCAAGAACCGAAGTTCAGGAGGAGTAATGAGATTCGCCCATTTGAGCCGAATCGGGAAGCCCATGTTATCTACCATGCGGGAAGCGTGGTTAGTAGCAAGTTGAAGACCTGCTACTGAAAAATCCACATCTACAGAAGGTCGGTTAGGATAAGTTCCCGGCGCAGAAATAACGCCAGCCAATCCTGGACCAATCGCTGTAGCCTGTGCGCCACCGAGCAGAGCATGAGCATTGTAGAAAAGAGGATTACCGTCGAATGTAGTAACCGAAGATGTAAATCCTTGATTGAGCACATTCCATGAAATCATCTCTTTGGTAAATGCCGCAGACCGTGCCAGCAACGTCGGACCCTTTTTCCCGACAAGGCCATACTTGTCATCGTCATACAGTTCCTTGGAAGTCCTAATACCAAGAGAGTACGTCAGAGGCTCGACTCTCTTAGAAGCTCCCTGCTTCATCTCTGTATAAGTAGTAGAAGCATTTTCAGGCTTTTCAAGTAGCACAGAGATGCCTGCCATCTCAAGCTCTTGTTCATACTCAGAGTCAGAATCTACCTCATGAAACACCTTAGGATAGTCTGACGATTTCAACTGATTGTCAAGGCAATCGAAGTAAATCTTCTTAAGCCCCGGCTGCATCAGCTGTGCGAATTTTGCTCTAACTTGAGGCATAGAAATCTCCTTCGATTAAGCTACTTGGATCGCTGCGGTTAGAAAGACGAAGTTGACAAGAGAATTGAGTCCCGGTCCCATTGGAAGACCGACGACCTGCACGATAGCAGAACCGCCAGTCTTACCACCGTCAACATACCAGTAACCATTGGCATCCTTGGTCATACCAAGAATAGCACCAACAGTAGCCTGTGTGGTAGTCCAATTAGCGGTCACAGTGCCAGTGGAGTTATCATACAGAGCCTGGAAGATATTATTCTGATTTGGCTCCATATACAGAGTACGTCCATCAGTAACCGGCGTACCAAGTGCCATATTCACACCCAAAGGCTGATTAACTACTGAGCCATAGGTTTGAATTGTGATGTTTCCTGTCACACCACCAAACGGCGCTACGGGAGCACCAAGACCTGCGCTACCAAGGTTAGCACCAAAGGACTCTGCTACTCCTAGAATCCCAGCCGTCACTGTAGTACCATCCCAGGCCTGCGCGAATCCTGTGCCATTCAACTGCACAGGAGTTCCTGACAAGAAGGTTTGTCCCGCTGCTTCGGGTTGAGAGCTGGTAAACGGCGTAGTACCCGCCTTCTCCAGCACTTGTAGAATCGGCAGATGTGTGGTAAGATTTGCCGCTGCCATATGCTCTCCTCATTTGCTGTTAGGGCGATGCCTGCTACACCGCGGGGTTTTTAGGTTAAGCTACTGGATCGTAGAATGAGCCTACTTCTGGATTCATAGGAACTTCCTGAAGATCGAAAGTACCTGCGACCCTCGCCGTCGGTGGTCTACGATTGTTTCCAAGTTGACGCTGTGAGAGTTCTAATCCTGCACGGCGCTTACCGTAAAGGATACGCTTGTGAACACGCAAAGCAACAACATCCACATAGCAGTAGTGCTTGTCTGAATCGAACACCAGAGGAAGTTTGAAACTAGGATGTACGTGTTCTGCTATCAGAAACTCGTACCCTTCCGCCATGAGCTGTCCGATCCTTCTCTGATCCTTCGAGGCCCATACAACCTCATACTCAGGATCTTTCAACTTGATATTCATATAATCAGGCACTTCGTGCTCAACTGTAGGGATATAAGTTGAAGTCTTGTACGCATCCTGCTCAGTCATAGTAGCCCAATTGGGCTCTTTTGGCCGCGCTGCTTCGACGCGCTCTTGCTTTCCTTTGGCGAGAACACGCTTGATAGCTTCCTCAAGCGCCGCCGCAGAAACATTAGAACCACTCAATGCTGCTGCTACGTCTTTGTGGTTAATCTCAGGCATAACCGATTCCCTCCTTATCTAAGATTTCAGCATAAGCCTTCGGCGTAAACCCAAGATGCTTAGCAGCACGTTTAACATTTTCATCTGCCTCCAACGCGGCGAGACGATTCTTGCTATCATCTGCTACGGCAGAGCTACCAGCAGAACCTGAACTTGTTCCACGACCGCCTTCGGAGTTGGCAAAACGATTTTTGAGTTTGCCTTCTACAAGTTCTGGTGTGTGCTTGCCCAAGATCGTGTGGTAACAGTTTTCAACATTCTGCGCGTTGTTTCTAAACGCCGCCGGCTGATTCTCAAGAAGTGCATCGACTTCTTTCTTGATGTCACCAGAGTAATAAGGATACTTCTCAGCATCCTCGAAGACTTCACGCTTGATCCGATCCGCACGAAGCAGTAACACTTCATTTGTGACCGGCTGACTAGCAAGAGCAACAGCTTCTCTAGTCTTACCTTCGAGCATCAGAGATTCGATACGTTCCTCAAGGTCAGATTGAGATTCGGTAGAAGTCTTCGCCGCCGCTGCACGAGCAGCCATCGTATCTTTCTCTGTCTGCTTCTCTACAAACTTGTTAATCCCCGCAAGCGACTCCAGAATCTGCGTCACCTTCGGAGTAAGATCAGCCGCCGCGTTAGCGCCAGCTTCGATCTTGGTAGTCAACTCATCAGGAAGAGTGAACTCCTCTGTTCCATCTTCCTTCGGTTTCTTCTGCCACGAAAACAGTGCCATTAGACTTCACCCCTTTCCTGTGAGCGTTCCATCTTCAATTTCTGAGAACCTTGATGTTGCAGCTGCTCTTCGAGAGTTCTTAATCTCTGCGGCAGCTCAAGAAGTGTCTCGACCACTCTTAGCTGTGTGCTGATTTTAGTTGATATCGCTTTCACAGTATCTGCGCTTTCCTTAGTCGTATCATACCTCGCCCAAGAAAGCGCCTCCTCTTTGAGACTATTCAATAACCCCATCACCGGCTGGAACTCCTCCTTGAGCCATAGCTCCTGAAGGGCCACTCGGTATGGAGTTAGATCCTCGATTTTGTTGATTTCCATTCCCTGCTCCTGCTCCTGCTTGCTGCTGCATCGCGGCTTCGATAATCTTCGACACATCAGGTAGTAACGCATCTGGATTATCACGGTTAAAGTTGCGCGCCAAGGTCATAGCTGAGACTCTTGTCGCAAGAAGCATTTCCAAGTAATACTGTTTCAAATCTGGTGAAATGCCTGGAGAGTTGATTGCTTGGATAATCTGTGCTTGACTCTGATAGTAACGATCAAACCTGTCTGAGATAAGAATGTCATTTTGTTTGTCAAGCTCTTTGTTGGCAGATGCCGAAGATGGACGAAGCCGCAGACCTAGTGTACCATCGCGGTAGAGATCAAGCGCTTTCTTTAGTTTCTCAGCATCGTTGCCATATTTCTTGAGCTTTTCTCCGATACCAAAGTTTGAGTACATTGTAAGGAACTTACAACCTAACTTCACATGTGCTGAGCGCATGTCTCCAGTACGGAGGTTGTTTCTGTTATTCTGCTGCGCCATGACCATAGAAGTGCCAGCGGCGCTGTAGATGCCACGCTTTGGATTTACAATCCCACCACCTGTGCCACCAGAGGCCGGATCAACACCAGTACGCTCCTTGGCTATTGCCATGTGGAACTGATCAGGACCATCACTATAACCCAAGTCAGCGCCGGCTTTGATATGTTCAATCTCTTTCTCACGCGCCGGCAACACAACGCCAGGAAACACGTCTAGCATAGAACCAAGCTTAGATTCAGGATCAGCACGCCACACACCCAGCATCGCCATGTTACGATTGTTTGTACGCCAGTTGTTATTGTTCGATAATTCCTTCTGAATCATGTGAATCATCTCAGCAAAACCTGTACCAAGATAAGACTCATCATCGTAGGCTAATTTCATGTCCTGATATGGAAGCATGTTCTTAGGATAATTATTAAAAGCTATCCACAGAATCTTCTCAGAATTCTTATGGTATTTCGCCTGGAAAGAATACTCCTTGCCGCTGAGGTAGTATGTGAAGAACACTGTGTAAATATACCACCGTGCTGCACCAGTATCTACACCGGAGGAATCAATCGAAAACTGCTCATTGATCTCCCGTTCCATCTCTGTTTCTTGAACAGCGTCAGGATTACTGAGCAACTTCTCAATATCCGACGATTTGTAATAAGGACTCTTTGCTTGGAGATCCTGTACTGCCCACATATCAAGTGAATCAATATGCCCAAAGAGCTTCATATTCTCAAGTTTTGGCACCGAAGGATCAAAGATAAATCTGTTCAGCGGCAACAACTCAGGATGAGGCCCATCACGCTTAGTGATGACACGATCTTCTGAAACTACAGGTCCATCTTCTGCCGAGGTTCCGCCAGATTTATACTCACGCACTATCTGTGTCTCATACTCATAAGGCGTATAGATGATTCCTGTACCATACTTGATCGCACTGTGAAATGCGCTCTGTTCTACTCTGTACAAATCAAGCTCATCTGGCGCATAGGCCATGTCCATTAGGAAATTCTGAACAACCTGTTTCAGCTCTTCCCCATCTCTTTTCGGCAATCCTCCACTCATCGTCGCTGCCCAGAGTGGGTCATACATATAGATCCCACCCATAATGCGAGCAAGAAGTTCATCTGAGGCAGTGCCGATGATAGGAATTACTAAGTTCGCCGCACCCGGCCAAGGCCAGTCTGCTTCTTTATTCTTCGGGCGAGCCTTATACAACCGCACATATTCTGGCAACTTCTCGGTTCTGAAAGTCTGAAGTCTACGATCAAGATGCGCAATCTTGTCCTTGACAAAATCGCACAGCTCCCTGTAGTTATCTTCTCCGATAAGTTTCGGTGTTACTTCAGTAGGCGGTTGATATGGCATTAGTACATCTCCCTTACGCTGCCGCTGCTGACATACGTCTTACAAACTGTGCGTGTTGTTTGAGCATAAAATCATCAACACGTTCTTGCGAGACTTTGTCAAACTTCCAAATCTGTGGACCGTAGGAAAGAACGTCAAGCAAGTCAATCAGACCTTTCCGTTGGCCATATTGTTCTACTTCTTCCTTGAACTCTGTACAGTTATTCGTATCCAACCAAAGCTCATGCCGCTCTACGATTGGAATGAAATTCTCAATTCGCTCAGCCTTAGCGCCAGCGTTCTGCGGAGTCTTAAGCGGAAGAAACTGGATACCAACTAGTTCTGGATGCGAGTGCTTGTGCTCTTCGACAAAGTAGTTTAGATGATAGAGCAGATATTTCTGTGCTGCCACTGCTTCAACATAGACAGCACGGAGCTTCCACTTCACAGCAAGAAAAAAGATCTGCTTAACAAAATCATCTATAGGACAAGCCTTTGCCCATTGGTCGAGTAAGTAAACTCTACGTGGATCACGCTCTACACCAGTCACCGCAATAGCATGACGGCACCGACCGTCTTTGCCGGCTTCTTGGCCTAGATGTGAGCCACCATGATTCGGATCTACTGTCATGTACCGATCAAGATTACGAGGAAAAACATCTTTTACCACGTCGCCATCTGCTACGTGATGCCGAATGACAATGCGATACTGTTGAGGATGGGAAGTCTCAAAGTATCTACTGAGTGTCGGTGACTCCTTCGGCACTGCCAGTGCACCAGTAACCTTCTCAAAGTTAAAATAACGAAAATCCGCCATGTTAAACTTAGCCTTAGACGGATCAATTGGATAGTTGAGAAACTGGCAAGAAAAATGATATGAACCTAGACGCTTTTTCCAACGCAGTAACTTTTCACGCGTAAACGCTTCTGGAAAAATGGGAGTTCCGAAAGGATGCAGAGAACAGCATCCACCAAGAGCAGAATGTGTAGTCCAACTAAAATACGGCTCTTCCTTCCGAATGTGCGAATTAAGATCATCATGTGACCACCTGTTTCCAACAACTATCTCGTCAAAATCTCTTCCAGGATTATTCGGGTCTGAGTCAGTTGCTCCGACAAGAATCTGGTGGTAGTCGATTGTATCTGCCATGACGACTGCGCTTTTACGGGCTTCACGCCCAACAAGGTCATCTTCGACAACCACATTATAGTGTCGGCTCTGTAGCGCCGCTCCGACTCCGATAAGATCGAAAGTACCTTCGCCTTGTCCTCGACCACTCGCAGTACGACGCTGGTGCAAACTCTCATTTGTCCACGTTTCCTTTGAGGTAGGCATTATCTCAGGAAAGAGATGATTGAAGAA